AACTTGCTGGGCGTCCAGTTTATGAAGGACGGCGAGCCCTTCGCCGACGGCGTCAAGGGAAGCATTGACGACTTCGAGGCCTTCACCGACGAGGACGTTGACTTCATCTAAAACGACCGCCCTGCTGGTGTTGACCGTGCCAGCAAGTCAGGGGGTGCCGGGAGGTCCCGGTAACGGTCCCCACTATCATCGAACTGAGGCCACTCCTCATGCTAGTTCTCGACTGCGAAGTTTACACCGACTACTTCCTGATCATGTTCAAGAACATTGAGAGCGGGCGCTACGCCTCCTACGAGATGTTTGAGGGGCAGGAGCTGCACAGGTCCCGCGTCATTCAGTTGATGAAGGAGCACACGACCGTCAGCTTCAACGGCCTCGGGTATGACATCCACATCATCACCGCCGCCCTTGAGGGTTGGCCCTGTGACGCGATCAAGCGCCTCTCTGACGAGATCATCAAGTCGAACTTGCCCGCGTGGCAGGTGGCGAAAAATAATCGCCTTCGGGTGTCGCATGACTGGGACCACATCGACGTGATTGACGTGGCGCCGGGCAAGGCGGGCCTGAAGATCTACGGCGGGCGCATGGGCGCACCCAAGCTCCAAGACCTCCCCATAGCCCCCGACGCCAGCATTACGCCCGAGCAGCGGGTGGAGCTGCGCCGCTACTGCAAGAACGACCTCGACACGACTGAGGCGCTCTACCGGCAGTTGGAGCCAGCCATCAAGTTGCGGGAGCAGATCGGCGCGCAGTATGGCGGAATCGACCTGCGCTCCAAGTCCGACGCCCAGATCGCCGAGGCCGTCATCAAGTACCGCCTGCACGAGTACACGGGCCGCACCTACAAGCCCCGCAAGGTCGCAGTGGGGCACGAGTGCCGGTATGAGGACCCCAAGATCGTCTCGTTTCAGAGCGAAGAACTCCAGAAAGTTTTCCACAGGATTTTGAAAACAGGCTTCCCGGTCGGCTCAAACGGCGCGGTCACTATGCCCGAGTGGCTCCAGAAGCAGCGCATCAAGATCGGGCAGACGGACTACCAGATGGGGATCGGCGGCCTACACAGTTGCGAGAAGCGCCAGAGCATCGTGGCGCAGGACAACCAGATCCTTGCCGACTTTGACGTGGCGTCCTACTACCCCAGCATCATCCTGAAGCTGAAGCTGGCGCCCCAAAGCATGGGCAATGACTTCCTGCTGATCTATCAGGACATCGTGACCGAGCGCCTTCAGGCCAAGGCCCGGGGCGACAAGCTCACCGCCGACACGCTGAAGATCGTGATCAACGGGAGCTTCGGCAAGTTGGGCTCGATGTACAGCGCCCTCTACGCGCCGGAGCTGATGATCCAGACGACGATCACCGGGCAGCTCTGCCTGCTCATGCTGATCGAGTGGGTGGAGAGCGTCGGGGCCAAGGTGGTGAGCGCCAACACGGACGGCATCGTCGTCCTCTGCGACAAGTCCCGCGAGAAGTGGCTGGAGGAGGTTATGTTCGATTGGATGCTGACGACGAGCTTCGAGTTGGAGCGCGCGGACTACCGCTCAATCCACTCCCGGGACGTGAACAACTACATCGCCGTGAAGCCCGACGGGAAGACCAAGCGCAAGGGCGTCTACGCCGAGCCGGTCCTGAGCAAGAACCCGGACTTCACCATCGTGATCGACGCCGTGGCCGCGTTCCTGAGTAAGGGGGCGTTGGTTGAATACACCGTCCGCGCTTGTGAGGACGTGCGCAAGTTCGTGGCCGTCCGGCAGGTCACCGGGGGCGGCCTGTGGCGGGGCGAGTACCTCGGCAAGGCCGTGCGGTTCTACTACTCGACCGAGGTGGGCGCAGACGAGTGCATCCACTACGCGAAGAACTCCAACAAGGTTCCCCGCTCCGACGGGGCCAAGCCAATGATGGACTTGCCCGACACACTGCCGGGCGATGTGAACTACGTCCGCTACATTGAAATGGCGCAAGACGCGCTGAAGGACATGGGGGTAAACTAATATGAACACTACAAACAACATGCTCGACGAGGTCATCGACTTGGCGACGATCATGCGGCCCTTCCTCGCTGGCAAGCGGGGCCCGGTCGTGATGACGACGCTCTGCATGCTCACCGCCGAGGCCGTCCTCTACACGGGCGCCAGCGGCTCAATTGACGAGCGGATGGACATGGTGGACCGCTGCGTCCGCGACTACGTCAGCCAGTTGGAGAGGATCGGCAATGACGCCCCGTGAAGTGATACCCGCACACATCCCCGAGGAGGTGGAAGCGGAAGTCTCCGCTGCCCTCACCAAGATGGCAGCAGGCGAGCGCCGCCACCCTACCCCTGACCTGCACATTAAAAAGATGCTTGAGAGGACCATCGAGGCGGCGCTCGTGCGGCGCGTGAAGGATCTGGGCGGCCTGTGCGAAAAGTTCGTCTCGCCCGGTCGTCGCAGCGTCCCCGACCGCATCGTCACCCTGCCGGGCGGGCGAATTGTCTTTGTCGAGATGAAGGCCCCCGGCAAGGGGCCGACCAAATTGCAAGAGCGCGACCACTGGCGGCGCCGGAAGCTGGGCTGCGAAGTTGTCGTCATCAACACCGTCGAAGCCGCCAATGCTTTTTCGTGAGAACCTCCACGCCTACCAGCGCCGCGCGATCTCTTTCATCAAGGACCGCCGCCGCTGCGGCCTGTTCCTCGACATGGGCCTCGGCAAGACCAGCTCGGCCCTGACCGCCGTCAGCGACCTCCTTGACGAGTTCTCTATTCACAAGATCCTAATCGTCGCGCCCCTGCGCGTGGCCAACAGCGTTTGGGCGCAGGAGGCGAAGAAGTGGGCGCACCTCAAGCACCTCCGGGTGTCCGTCTGCACCGGGTCGCAGAAGGCCCGTATGGTGGCCCTGCAAGCCGACGCGGACATCTTCGTCATCAACCGGGAGAACATGCCTTGGCTGGTGGAGGCGCTCGGGGCCAAGTGGCCCTTTGACATGGTCATCATCGACGAGAGCAGCAGCTTCAAGAGTTCTTCGTCCCAGCGGTTTAAAGCCCTGCGGCGGGTGCTTCCCAAGACCGAATACATGGTCCTGTTGACCGGCACACCCTCGCCCAATGGCCTCCTCGACGTGTGGTCGCAGATGTACCTGATCGACTTCGGGCAAGCGCTGGGCCGCACCATGACCGCCTACAAGCAGCGGTTCTTTGAGCCCGACTACATGGGCTACAAGTTCACGCCCCGGGAAGGCTCCGCCGACAAGATCCACACGCTCATGGCGCCCAGCGTCATTCACATGAGCGCCGAGGACTACCTCGACCTGCCCGAGCGCATTGACCTCATCGAGCGCGTGGACATGAACCCCGCCGCCCTTGAGGCGTACAACGACTTCGAGAAGACCTTGTTCACCGAGCTGAAGGACGGCGAGGAGGTCGAGGCGGCGACTGCGGCGATCTTGGCCAACAAGCTCCTGCAATTTGCCAACGGCTGCATGTACGCGGGCGGGGAGGGCAAGTGGTCGGCGATCCATGAGGACAAGCTCGACGCCCTCGCCGAGATCATTGAGGACAACGCCAATGAAAATATACTGGTCGCCTACAATTATCGGTTTGACCTTGAACGTCTCAAGAAACGGTTTCCCGGTGCGGTTGTCTTGGACAAGGCGCAGGAGACAATTGACCGTTGGAACCGGGGCGAGATCAAGATGCTTCTGGCTCATCCGGCGTCTGCTGGGCACGGGCTGAACTTGCAGGGCGGCGGCGCCACCATTGTCTGGTTCGGCCTGACATGGTCACTGGAGCTATACCAGCAGTTCAATGCGCGCCTGCACCGGCAGGGACAGCTCAAGCCCGTAAAAATTCTTCATGTAGTGGCGAGAAAGACCATTGACGAGCGCGTCCTCGGCGTCCTATCGTCCAAGGATGCAACGCAGAAGCAATTGCTTGCCGCTTTGAAACCGTGATCGACTTTAACATTGAGATGGAGGGTAAATGAAGTTTCTCATCACCATGAATATGCCTGCGTACAAGGGCGGCGCCATTCACCAAATCATGTGCGAGTATCCGGCAAATAGTTTGGCGGATTTTTGTGTTGCCTTGGAGAGGCATGAGTTCACTGTCGTTGAAGAGTTTTACAAGGATAAGGACGCGATATTTGGCGTCGATCCTCCCTATAAATCTCAGGGGCTGACAGCCGTAAACTACCGCTACGTTGGAAAAGTTAAAGAGTTTGTCCACAGGAACAACAGCAACACCAAGTATGGAGATTGAAATGGACCACGCAGCAATCCTCACCGACGCCGTCCTGATCCTCCGCAATAGGGACGAGCAATATGGCAGCATGGCGGAAACAATGACCCGCGCCTGCCAGATCTTTGAGTTGATTACGGGCAGCCCGTTGAGCCCCTACCACGCCAACGTCTTCATGCATGCCCTGAAACTGTCGCGCATCAGGACATCCCCCGGCAAGCTGGACAACTACGTTGACGGCATCAACTACCTTGCCTTTGCTGGCGAGTTTGCCGTGCCCCCGGGCGGCGCCGAGGCCATTGTGAACGCCGGGATGCGCGACTTGGTCGAGCAGATGAACACGCAGGAAGTGTAGCAAAAAGGAACGGCGTATGAGTTTCTGCGTTAATGAATTGTTGAGATTTTTGCTTCAGGGTGAGGGCATCAACAACATTGATATGGAGACCGACATGAACACGATCCAAAACAAGCTTCGCCGCTTCGAGACCTTTACCGATCCGCAGTACCGCACCAAGCGGGAGTTCCTGATCAACCCGGATGGCCTTGAGGCGGCGGACTACATTGACAACTTTCAAAAGCACATGGGCTACATCATCGCCATTGCCTTTGAGCATATTGAGGATGAGGCAATCCATGCGCGCATCACGCGCCACGGGTACGCTGCCATTAAGGGAGTTAAGTGATGGACATTGAATTGAAAATGATCGGCACCCTGATGCTGCTGATTGGCGTCAATGTGATCATTGGGTGGGGAGGTTAATGTGGCCGAACCCAAAGACTACCGGATTGAGATTAAGGTCAAAAACAACCGCCTCCTGACCAAGATGGAGGCCGCCGGTTATCTCAGCGTGGCAAAGTTTGCTGAGGCGCTTGGCATGAATCGGCACACCATTGACCGTATCGTACAAATGAAGTCTGCGGCGCTGGATGAAGAGGGCTACTACCGCCCTCAGGCGCTTCAGATCGCAGAGTTTCTCAACTGTACTCCGCAAGACATTTATCCTCCCGCGCAGATGCGTGGGACCATGAAAGAAAACAAGGCGCAGATAACGGCCAACGCAAATGAGGTTGACTCGCTCACCTCGTCGCTTCGGACGCTGGCGTTCTCGCCTGAGCGTAAGATGATATTAAATGAAGCCAATCAAGCTTTAAAGGCGGCAATGATGACGCTGACGCCAAAAGAGCAACGCATATTGGATTTGCGTTATGGGCTGACCTATGGCGAAGAAAAAACATTGGACGAAGTTGGCGCCATGTTTGGAGTTTCTCGTGAACGAATCCGTCAACAGGAAATGAAAGCTCTGCGCAAAATGAGGCATCCGGGGCGCTCAAAAGAATTGCGGGAAAATCTTGACGAGCTGACAATTGATCCTCTGGAGCAAAAGTGATGCCAGACCTCGTCCGCGACCTCAAAGATCGCATCGCCACGTTGGAGGAGGAAGTTCGCCAGTACCGCGAGGACATGGCGGACGTTGACAGTGTGCTGTTCAACATCTTGAGCCGCCAGCAGCTTGCCCTGCTTCTGGCGATCAACAAGCGCCCGATGGCGTCCTACTCGTACCTCGACCATGTGTCCGAGGATCACGGCAAGTACAACAGGTACGAGGGTGAGATGCACCAGACCCTGCGCACCAAGGTGGCGGTGTGGAAGCTGCGCCAGCGCCTCAAGCCACACGGCATCGAGATCAAAACATGGCGCGGCGTCGGCTACTATCTGGATGATGAGAACAAAGCAAAGCTAACGCAACTGATGGAGAAGAAAGATGGTTGACGCTACGCCCTTTAAAATTTGCGTCCAGCGAGCAGAGACGCGCCAAGAATGGGATGCAATGCAAGATGACTATATTGCACGTTCTCTTGAGGCTTGTCGCCGCATTGAGCAGTTAGAAATAGCTCTCAA